CTATTAGACGAGTCGTGCAAAAACCTTTCAACATCTGCCAAATAATCGCTAAGAGACGCCACGAGACTTTCTCTTCTGATTCGCAAGCCGACCAGACTCTCGGATACAGGTCCGGCAATATCTGAGCCCGGGGCGCTTCTTGAGCCGGTAGGTGTTCACTTCGTCATATGGGTGGCCCTTGGGACATGCCACCTTGTACTTGTTGCCAACCCGGAGAGTCATCCAATGTCCGAGTGCTTTACGGATCTGTTCCTTGCGACGAGGTGACATCAGCGGATAGACGCACATCATGACCCCGGCAGCGTGCCCACCGCCGATGGTCCAGTGAAAGAAATCAGAGTGATTTACCTTCTTCGATTTGACGGGACGAACCTTGCCGCCCAACAGGCTCTGCAATCTATCAAGCGGCTCTCGTTGAACCTGGGCTGCGCCGACGTACGCACTGCGATTGCCCAAGAACGATCCCTCGCCCTCGAGGAATCCCGCCACCCAGCCGAGTTCACGTGGAGTAATCATTCCCGCATTCTAAACCAAAAGGGCCGGAGCCAGTTGGCTCTCGGCCCCTTTTGTTTCGTCCGAAGGAATGACGACTACACGCCGGTCAGGGCGCCCGAGTAGCCAGTGAAAAGGGATTGAGCCTTGGGCTTGGTACAAACCAGTTGCAGCAAAGTCACCAGCACGAGCAGGTAGGCCAACTGCATGTTCGGCAGCAGGCTCTCGGGCCCGGCCAGCGCGAACGCCGCGTCCGAGTGGATCTTGAAGCCGATGTAGGACGAGTTGAACAGCACCACCTGGTTCTCGGTGGCCGCGAGATCCATGTAGAAGGGCACGCCCGAGACGGAGAGCGCGGTGAAGGCCGCGCGGGCGCCGTCCTCGGTATCCGCGAACGCGCGCTCCGGGGTGATGTTGTACCGCTCCGAGCCGATGTAATCCTGCGCGAGCGCGGCCCAGGTGCCGGGGCCCAGGATGCCGAACGACGGCATCTCGCCGCCGCTCGCCTTGGTGGCGCTGGTGATGGCCGTCACCATGTTGGCCCGGGTGATGGAGGTGGAGCCGAGCGTGGTGGCGGTCTTGACGTTGCCCTGCCAGAACGTGTTGCCGGTGCGCGTGATGTTGCCGTAGTTCGCCTGCGAGGGGTTGGTGGTGCTGATCACGTCCGCGATGGCGAAGATGTCGTTGGCCCCGTTGGCCGACTGCGTGGCCCAGAGCTTGTCGTTGAGGTACTTCGCCATGCTGTTGCCCGCGTCGTTCATGCGCGCCTCGATGAGCGGGATCACCGCGGCGTCGATCTGCGCCAGCCCCTCCATGACGTAGTAGGGGATGGGCGTGACCATCGCCGCGAGGGTGAACTCGGCGTTGGTGAGACCGGTCTGCAGCTGCGGCGCGGTGAAGCTACCGCTGTAGTCCGTGGTGCTGGTCGTGGTCATCGCGGTGTTCTGCAAGGGCACCGTGATGGGGCTCACGCCGCCCGAGATGGGCTCGGCGGCGGCCAGGAAGGCCGAGAGCGTGGGGGTGGCCTGGTACAGCTGCACGATCACCTTCGGGATGAACGCCCGGCGGGTGACCGCCGAGAGTTCCGTGAGTACGGTCCCGCTAGGGGGGAGAAATCCGCCGCCGATAGGCATGTCTTAGCGCCCTCCTAGCTCTGCTGACTGGTGAGGAACACGATGGACATGTTGCCCCCGGTCCCGTTGGTGCGTGAGGTGAACCCGTCGAGGAACCAGATGCCCGAGCCCTGGTTGGTGGCGCTGGCGCCGATGACCGGCCACCAGCTGCTGCCGCCGTCGTGGGTGGCCTCGATGTTGCCGCCCGCCGGGGTGGCAATCCACGCCAGGCCCGGCAGCTTGCCGGCCAGGATCGGGTAGTTATCCGCGTTCAGCGTCTTGCCGAGGTTGGTGGTCACGTTCAGGTTCAGGAGCGAGCCGAACTGCGAGCCGGCCGTGCCCCAGACAGCCGTGGTGGCGGTGCCGATCTGGACCGACATGGGCTAGACCCCCCGTCCTGACCGCACGTCCACCAGCGTCTGCGCGGCCATCTTGCGCGCCCAGTTCTTGCGCTGGCTGGGCGAGCCAAAGAGTTCCTTCTGATCCGGCAGGTCGAACGTGAAGTCCGGCCGGGTGCGGGGCGCCGCCGCCGCGCGCCGGGTGACGAACACCTCGGCGGCCGTGGCTGGATCGCCGATCTTGGCCTCGACCATGAGCTTCTCCACCTCCTCGACCTCGGTCTCCTGCACGCCCTTGGCCTTCATGGCCTCGATGGCCTCGAGCCGCGCGGCTTTGGCCTCGCGCTCCTGCCAGGTCTTTTCGCGCTCCTCGTACCGCTGCTCCCACCGCTTCTCCAGCTTCTCGACCCGATCCTGCACCTCCAGCTCGGGGATGCGGACGTCGGGGTACTTGGTCTTGATGATCCCGAGCACCTGGTCCCGGGTCTTGGGGTCCTGGTACAGCTCGTCCATCAGCTTCGACTTCTGGAACACGGAGGGATCGACGGTCTGAACCGGCTCGTCGGCCATGGCCTACTTCCTCCCGCCGCGCCCGCGGTCGCTCACCGGGCCCTTGCCGCTCGGCCCCTCGGTGCGCCCGCCGTTCTGGTCCCAGATGCGCGCCTCGCCCTTGCCGCCGAGCTTCATGGCGCGGGGCGGGTTGACGATGCGGCCGGTGGTCTGCTTGCCCGAACGGGGGTCCCGTACGGGGTACGACTTCGGCGCCCAGTTCGCGGGCATGGCAGTCTCCTTATCCTGGTTGTGAGCCGGGCCCCGGCATGGGGCCCCCCATCTGCTGCGGCCCGGCGGTCTGCACGGGCCGGACGGCTTCCTGAATGGATTGCCCCTCGGACTGCGTGAGCCCCGGCGCGGCTTGCACGTCGATCTTGGCGAGCGCCTTGATGGCGTCGTACACGGCTTTGCCCTCGGGCGTGCCCACACCGAGATGGGGGGCGCTCATCTCAAGGACTTTGCGAGCACTCAGCGCCCCGAGTAGCGCCTTGCCGCGCAGGCCAGCCCCGGAGGGCACACCTGACGGCGCAGCGGGCGCCTGCGTTGGCGCGGGCGGTGCACCCCCCATGCCCGGCATGTCTGGCATCAGCGACTACCGACGACCCCGACGACCCCGACGCCCCCGACGGGCCATAGGTTGGACTCCTCTCTGACCGCACACGACTGCTCGGCCGGTGCGATCTCAGGTGAGGTGCTCATCGGCGGGAGTCTACGCATACCACCCGTAGGGGTGTCAAACAAAATCCACTACCAGTGGTGGTCTACCAGCGGGTGACGAGGGTGGCGCTGCTCAGGTCGCGGTGGCAGAGGTGCTGCCCGGTATGCCCGGCGGGGCGGCCACAGCGGCGCCCCTGATCGTTGCGGATGGTGCACCGCCCGGTCGCGTAGTTGTGCGACCAACTCCTCGGGCGGCCAGCGTGTTTGGTTCGACCGGATGCGCCGCCCCCGGTCATGAAAACGCCCCTAGGCACATACCGGGCTGGTGGAATCCGCCGCACTGGCTGCACGCGATGGGTCTCACCTCCCCTTTTTGTCCGCCTTCCTGGCTTCAATCTCGAGCTTCGCCTTGACCAACTCGGCCTTGGCCTTCATGAGCACTTTCGCCTTGTCCATCAACTCTTCCACGCGCGGCGGGTTCAGCATCTCCACATAGTCCGCGAGATCAATCGCCCCGGCCTTGAGTAGCCGGTCGGCCTTGTCCGCCAGGTCCACCGCGTAGATGGGCGAGGAGGTGTGGGCGCTCACCTTGATCGTGGTGCCCTTGGGCAGTTGCGCGAGCAGGAACTGCTGGCCGTCGTCGGTCTCGTAGGCCGTCGGGTCATCGCGCTGCATGAGGTGGAAGATGCGCGTGGCCAGCACCTCGACGGCATCCTCGACCACCAGCGCCTTGTTGCGCACGGGGCCCGACGCGATGGAGGCCAGATCGGCCAGCTGGTTGCCCGCGCGCACGCCCTGCTCGTTCTGGCCCTTCAGGATGGGCGGCATCTGGATCGCCTCGTCGAACATGCCGTCCACGCGGTCGATCAGCTCGAACGGTTGATCCGGCATCGGCGGGCGCATGGCTTCCATCTTGGCCTGGGGGCCGCCCTGCGTGAGGCCGCCGCGCGTGCGCATGGTGAACTTCTTCTCATCGGACATGGGGATCATGTTTGGGCCCGAGAAGAAGCTCGGCGGGTCCAGTTGCAGGCCGTACAGCTCGTCGATCTCCATCATCCGCCGCTCGCGCCATTCTTGCAGTTGCAGGATCTTCTCCAGCGCCGACTCACCCCAGAAGTAGTCGAGCACCGGATCGGTCCACACCTTGATGAACGGCAGCTCCGCCTCCCAGTCGCCTACCGCCGGCAGCACCGGGTTCTGGCGCTCCATGATGGTCCAGTTGCCGATCACGGTGGAGACCAGGTAATCCGGCAGGCGCCGCTCCCCGATCTTGAAGTCCGCGCGCTCCCACACCTCCACCAGCTCCACCATCGGCTCGGCTTCCTGGGGCTTCAACTCCGCGAGCTGCGTCCAGGGCGTCATGCCGCCGGGGAAGGTGCCGATTGGCGGGGAGGGCTGCGAGGTGTTGATGATGATCTGCTGGAGCATCCCGGTCTGCTCGCTACCGGAGCCCGGGGTGGCGTGCTCCTCGGCCCACGCCTCGATGGCGCCCGCATTGGGCAGGCCCGCGACCAGCTGGCGCAGCTCGGGAATCGTGAGGAAGTACCAGTGACACACGGCATCCTGCCGGTCGAGATACGGCACCGACTCGCGCAGCACGCCGAAATCGCCCGGGTGGACCCAGTTGACCGACATGGAGTGATCGGGCTCGGGCAGGAGCTTCATGATGCCGCACCCGTAGACCCCGGCCATCTTGACGAACTCGCCGAACATCACGTCGGCGCCGATATCGCGCCACGTCCGGGTGAACTCGGCGCGCGCCACCTCCGCGGCCTTCATCCACGCGCGCTTGTGCGCGGGCGGCAGGCCCAGCGAGAAGCGCGTGCCCTCGGGGTTGTAGAGATACGAGGACTGCTGCGTGAGCGCGGCTTTGAGCTTGTTGAACCGCGCGGGGATGCCCGACTTGTCGGTGCCCCGGTCGTACCAGATCCGCATCCGCCCGTATTTGTCCTGCCGGGCCTGGCGACTGATCTCGCACGACGCGATCAGGTCGCGGATGCGGGGCTGGGCTTCGTGCTGGGTGCTGGTGGCCATTTACCGCACGACCATGCCGGTGCGCGGGATGGGGCCACCGAAGCGGTTGAGCAGGGGCAGGTTGACCTGTTGCGACGCCGCGCGGCCCTCGCCGGGCACGAGACCCAGCATCCCGGCGGGGTTGCCCGCGCTGCGGCTGCGAGCGAGCTGGATCTGCTCGCCCACCGGCACGCCGGGCACGGGCGCGGTGGGCGCGGCATCGGCCAGGGCTTCGCGCTGCCGCGTCACCTCGGGCTCAACCAGCGTGTCGATGTGCTGGGCCATCCCCCGGCCCACGTTGATCGCGTTGAACAGGCGCGTCAGCCGCCGGGAACCGCACACGGGGCAGCGGGTACTGCCGACGGGGAGGTCATAGACGGACGCGCCATCGGGGGTCTTACACTTTGGCCCCAGACAGGCATGGTCCGCGTGCGGCCCCGGCATGGCTGGGACTATATCACCCCCTCTCCATGTTTCGTCAAATGCGGGCGCATTCTCCGCACGGCTTCGCGTAACCGTGAAGTATGCACGTCCTGTCGATGATAGATCACCCCCTTACACGCCGATATTTCTGAAGAAGCCTTGCATCAACCGCGTGCCTGCGTGGGGCATCTCCACTGGCGGGGGCGGCTCCCCATCCGGGCCGCCCTTGAGCGGCAGGTGCTGCAACACCGGCATAGCCTGCTCGAGCCAGCACTCCACGGCCATCGCCCCGGCCAGCACGCGGTCGTCGTGCGCCGTCCCCTCGGCCTCGATCACGCCGCCTTCCTGCCGCCGCATGTTGGCCAGCTCCTCGACCATCTCCACGGACCGGATCACGATGGAGTTGACCATGCAGCAGTCGCGCAGGCGCGTCAGCACGCCCTGCCGGCGCGAGCCCGAGGTCATCCAGTGCCACGCCATGGACCCGCCGAAGGTGTCGTAGCGCCGGTAGATGTAATGCCGGATGGCGCCGATCACGTCGCTGATCTCGCTGGGCGACCGCTGCGTGCCCCAGCCGAGCTGCTGCAGGCGCTGGATCTCCTGCCACACCGCCTGGCCGGGGCCCTGGAGTTCGAGGATGAAGTAGCTGCGCATGTACTGGCCGGCCAGGTGCAGGCACACCCACGCGAACTGCTGGAGCGTGCAGTCGTTGTCGCTGAACTCCGCGACCTGGACCAAGCGCGTGCGCTCGACGCGCCAGACCTGGCACGTGTGGTAGTCGCTATCTTCGCTGGCGCCAAACGCGGGATCGGCCGACACGACGTAGTAGGAGTCCTTCTGCGGGTGCTCCCACAGCGTGAGCTGGCCCAGCTCCTCGGTGGTCTCGTGCAGCGCCATCTGCTCCACCAGTGGCCCGAACGTGAACCGGTAGAAGTCCGGCGGGGGCGCGTCGGCGAGGTTCTTCCGGAGCGCGTTCATCGTCTGCGCGCCGAGCCAGGGCGAGCCGGTGGCCTGGAAGGCGTGCTCGGGGAGCGTGGGGAAGTCCTGGTACATCTTCACGTCGTCGCGGATCTCCTCCGCGAGCTTCCACCGATACCACGCCCACTGCGTCGGCTTCAGCTCCACGTGCCACCGCTGCTGGATCTGCGCGGCCCACCCCTTCTCCTCGCCCGTGAGCTTGCCGTCCCAGTAAATCTTGTATTGCTTGCTCGCGGGCGATAGCTCGTAGAGTTCGTGGCGCCACCAGGGCACGAAGATGGCGTGCTGCGTGCTGGCGCGGCCGGCGTCCATGAACATGTGGTAGTAGAAGTTGAAGCCGTTGGCGGTGGACTCGCGCACGTAGAGGCGATGCGGGTGGCGCTCGGACAGCGCGGCGAAGAAGTCGGGGATGCGCTCGGGATCGCCCCAGTACGCCACTTCGCTGCCGTGGTAGAAGTTCAAGCCCTTCGACCGGCCGAGCGACACGCTGCTGCGCGGGCCCGCCGTCTGGAACACCAGCCGCGAGCCGTTGGCCCACGCGGTGAGCGCCTTGTTATTGCGCACCAGGGGCCACTGGTACTTCACCGGGAGGGAGTTGAAGAACTCGGTCATCATCACGCGGAAGTACGCGGTGTTGGGATCGGTCTCCGTGATGAACGCGCCGGTGAGGCCCTTGTAGCGGAGCATCCAGTAGAGATCGAGCGCGATGAGCACCGTGGTGACGCCGATCTGGCGGGGCTTCAGGATCACGATGTTGTGGATGCCCGCATCGAGCGCGGCCATGATCTCGCCGAGCACGTAGCGTTGGACTTTCCAGGGGCGGAACGGGATGACGCCGTGGTCCTTCGAGGGAATGCGGATGGTGGACGCGAACTCCCAGAAGGACTCCGCGAGGGACGCGGTCGCTTTCTTCACAGGCTCCCGCGCTTCTTCATCTCCGTGATGAGGCCGTCCAACCGCTCGATGATCTGCCGCAGGCGCTCGAGAATCTCGCGCAGCTCGTCGGCCTTCGTCATGTGCGCCTCCGGAGGGTGAGCCCGCCCTGCAGCGAGATGGTGAATGGCTTGTGCCGGCGCTCCCAGTAGAGCTTGCCCCCGACGATGCCCGCGTTGACCCGCGCGAGCAGCGTCGCGCTGAACGTCGCCGTGCCCTTGGCCACGTGCTGCAACGCATCCCAGGTGCGCCAGTCCATGCGCCACCGGTGCTCCATGCAGGTCGCCACGAAGCAGCGGGCCACCAGCTGCGCGCGCCAGCCGTGGACCGGGTGATCGGGCACGGGCGGCCACTGCCAGCGGACCATCACGTGATGGCGTGGGCACGAGCGGTCGCCGAGGACGTGCAGCAGCTCGGCGGCGTGCCGATGCTGGTAGCGATACCACGTCGCCACCGGCTGGGAGAACTCGGCCGGGGGGCAGTAGACGGGGGCCAGGTGCGGGGAGATCCACGTCACGGGATTCTTGAGCGCGTAGGAGTCGTAGCGCCCGACGAGCGGGGCGTCCTGCCGCTCCCAGCGGGCGAGGCGGCCCTTGAGATGCGGCCCCGGCTCGCCCACCTGCCGCAGCTGGCGGATGCAGGCGCTGCGCTCGGCCTGGGCCAAGCGCCACCACGCGCGGGGGAAGCCCGTGTGGACGTTCACGCCAGGAACCCCACGCGGCACGCAGGGCAGCGGTAGTACCCCTGGTCATGCGGGCGCGCCACCCACTCCGCCTTCGCCGCGCAGTGCACGCACCGCACGCCGTCGCGGGCATCCGCGGCGCGCCACCGCGTCAGGTACTTCGTCAGCGTGGAGCGCACGATGCCCAGGCGGGCGGCGGCGCGGACCTGGTTGCCGTGGCACTCGCGCAGCACGGCCTCGATGTGCCGGCGCACGGCGGTGGCGAGCGTGGCATCGCGCGGCGCGGGCGGCGGCGGGGGCGGGGCCTCCACGTCGAGGTCGGTCAGCTCGCTCAAGATCGTGCGCACGCTGATCATCGCACCGGCCGGGGATTCACGCGCGGAGTGACGCCCACGGCCCACAGGTAATGGCACATGGGGCCGTAGCCGATGTGGAACGTCGCATCGTTCTGGCCGAAGGTGAACACGGTCTTGCAGTGCTGGCTCATCAGCGCGCGCAGTTCGTCCTGTGTCTTGCAGTTGACGTGGCCCTCGCGCGAGGGCGCGGAGGCATACGCTTGGGACTCCCGAGACGGGGTGCCCACGACCAGCACGCCATCCGGCGTGATGGACTGGCAGGCATGGCGGAGAAAGGTCGCTTCGTGCGCGGCGGGGATGTGCTCCAGCACGTCGACGGCATACGCCGCATCATGCCCCGGAATGGGGCCGCCGAGGAGCAGATCATGCTGGTACACGTCGATCTTGGGGTGCCGCCCCTGCGCCCACGTCTGCTGCTTGGCCGCGTCGATCATGGCGCCATCATAGTCGATGGCGGTGACGGCCCAGCGCGTCTCGGCGGCGACCAGGCGCGTGCCGAAGGCATCGGCGCAGCCGATCTCGAGCACGCGGTCGCGCCCGGCGAGGAGCTTGGCCACGACCTGGTAGCGCGCGAGGGTGAACAGCACGTGGCGCGGATCGGTGCGCCAGCAGTAGCCGCTCATGGGGCCGAAGCGCTCGGGCGGCTGCTCCGTCCAGCGCGCGGGGTCGGGGGTGCCGATCATGCCGGCTGACTCCAGCCGCAGTGCCGACAGCGCGGGCTCCAGGGCGGCCACACCTGGCGCTCTCGGCCCCCACACCGACGACAGTGGAAGGGGTCCCACAGGGCGCGGATCACGGTCCAGAGGAACCAAAACCCGATCATCGCCGGGGCCCGCGGCACACCACCGCCGCGTCGGTCTCTTCGACCACGTGGAAATACTGCGCGTACGGCGCCGGGCGCGGCGGCGTGAGCACGTACAGGCCCGCGGGGCCGAGGCTCGCCGCAATGTGCGTGAGGAGCTGGGCCGAGGGGGCGGGCTGGTCCACCTGGTACACCGCGTCGTAGGTGGGGAGCGGGGCCTCGAGCAAGTCATGCTCCTTCAGCTCCATCTTGGGCCAGCGCCAGAGAAAGCCGTTGATCTGTTTGAGGGTCAGACGCGGGTCCAGCACGGTGAGCGTGTCGCCCACGGACTCGGACACGCGGCGCGTGCCGTCGAGATCGGGGCACCCCACCTCCAGCACCCACGGCAGGCCCAGCACGCGCTCGGCCACGGCGGCATAGCGGGCTTCGGATTCGGGCGTCACGGCGTGGCCGGACAGCGCGGGCAGTCCCGCACGAGGGGAATCTGACAGGGACTGGCCCAGAGCGGGCAGTAGTGGCGCCAGACATGCCAGGCGCCGCGCCGACATTGGTGCACGCAATTCGGCTCCAACTTCATCACGGCAGCGCCGGGTGGCGGCGGCGCCACAGGCCCCAGCCGAGCCAGAGCAGCACGTAGGGCCACCAGTCCACCTTGCCCAACGCGGGGGCGATGGCCACGGCCAGGATCAGCACCACGGGGAGCGCGAAGTCGGGGAGGTAGCCCACCACCCACTTCGGCCGCCACCACGCGCGCTGGCCGTGCTGCACGACGAGGAGCCCCAGCGTCACGGCGGCGAGCCGCGCGGTCACCGGGGTCCAGGCGTGGCTGACCAGGGCGAGCGCGAGCCAGCCCGCGAAGGGCTCGTAGCGCTGGGCCAGGACGCGCCCGCCCTTGACCCACCCGTCCCGGGGCAGGCCGGGCGGGGGCGTGCCCCACCAGAACACGGTCCAAAACGACGCCGGCGCCCCGCAGAACAGGACCACGAGCGAGCCGATGGCGACCGCCCCCGCGAGGTCGGTGCCCGCGGCCAGCCACAGCGCCCACGCCTGCCAGTACGCGGTGTGCCGCAGCCCGGCCACCGCCGCCCCACAGGCCACCGCGGCGGTCGGCGCGCCATGCCAGGCGGCGTAGAGGCCGACCATCCACAGCGAGGCGACGACCCCCTCGTACGACGCCGTGGCGTACGTGCCCACGAGCGTGGCCGAACTGAGCAGCATGATCCCGGCGGCGAGGGTGGCGAAGGGGCCGCCCAGCTCCCCGGCCCAGATCAGCGTCGCCGCGACGCCGGGGAGGGACAACGCCAGCGAGAACGCGCGGCCCAGGGCAAGCTGGCAGTCGCGGGGGACGTGCGGCGCCCAGGCGTACAGCCAGTACGCCCCCGGCAGCCGGTAGCTCAGGCGCGCCGGCCCCACCGGCAGGGGCACGCCCCAACTCGCCTGGTAGCGCTGCCGGAGCTGCCCATAGCCGGCCGGCAGCAGGCCCATCTCCCCGTCCGTCCAGACCATGCGCGAGGCCAGGAAGAGGCCATACCCTGCGTACAGGGCGCAGAGCGCGGCTACCACGTCCGCCAGCCCGGGTGCGCGGCGTCCAGCGCCGCCACCGCCGCGTCGTACGCCGCCGACCCGCCCCCCGTCTGGTGCGCCAGCAGGTCCGCCAGCTCCAGACTCTCCCGCGCCACCGCGAGCAGGGCGTCGAAGGCGGCCGTCTGCTCCTCCGGCGTCGCGCTCATGCCCCCTCCTTCGCCAACTTCCGCCGCCAATACGCCACCTGCCGGCACTGCCCACTACACCAGCGCTGGTAAAACTGCTTCGGCACATACGTTTTGCCACATTCCCCACACACCTGCGTGCCAGCCTGCGCGGGTACGGCTACCGGGCCCTGTGTCATCACGGCCTACTTTAGCACCAGCCTACGGGCGTTTGTCAACCTGTTTTCGTCGGCCGACCACGCGCCGATGATCTCCGGAACTTTTGGGCGGGGGAAGCGGCAGGGGTGCCCAGCCTCGCGCCACGCCCGTCCCGTTGCGCTCCTGCCGGGCCCGCGCGCAGGCCACCAGCCAGTCGCGTTGCCACGTGCGCCAGGCGCGGGAGGCGAGCAGCTCGCTCACCACGCGCAGTCTGACGCGGTGCTCTGCGACGCGACGCGTAGTGTCACGCATGAGAAGCACGTGGTGGAGCGTAGTTAGCTCGCGCGTGTCTGATAACGGTGATTATGTCGTGTACGACCGGGTGCGTCATAGCGCGAGACGAGGGTGCTGACGAAGCGCCTGAAATCGCAGGAGGAAACTCGCAAAGCACCGCATCACCCGACGCACTATGGTGCCGATCCCATAGGTATGGTGCCGTCACCATGAGTCGCTGTCGACTCAGTGTCACGAGGTGGACGGTCCGCCTTGCGATTGCCGGGGCACCAGCGCGACTCGCCGGGCTGGCGCTGCTTGGTAGGGCGCAGGTGCGTGGCGGGCTTACCCCACGCCGGCGCGATCAAGCGCCCGCAGACGGGGCAGGGGGTGCGGGTCATGGCGCGCGCTTGCGCCAGACGGCGAGCGTGCGATTCGGCCCCGAGGGCCAGCCGCGTTGCGCGCGGAGAATCTGGCGCAGGCGCGCCTCGACTTGCTGGCGCGTGAGTCCGTGCTTGCGCGCCAACCCCACCACGGTCAAGCCGCGCTTGAACTCCCGTTCGAGGCTCATGGCTGGCGGGTGAAGCCGGCGTGCTCGAGCGCGGGCTTGCACTGGGCGTAGCGCGTGGCGGCCTGGGAGGTGTCGTAGGCGTAGGCCGGGGCGGTGAGCAGGCCGAGGAGCCCGCTGCCCGGGTACGTGGCGGGTTTGTGGCACGTGATGGCCACCGTGTCGCGGGTGTACGTGGCGGTGGCGCTGCAGCCGGTGAGGAGCAGGGCAAGCGCAAGCCATCTCATGCGGGCTCTCCGTGCTGGGCGGTGATCTTCGCTTGCAGGCGTTGCACCGCGCTCAGGTAATCGCCCGGCGCGGGCTCCGTCGCCTCGCGCGGGCTTGGTGGTGGTTCCGGAGAAGAAACAAACAAAGCTTTTTCTTTCTTTCTTGGGGACGGGGACGGGGCACCTGTTACTGCGGCGTTACTCACGGCGTTACTACTCCCGTTACTGGATTGGCGGTGACGGGCGACGCGGCCCGCCGTCTTTTCCCTCTCTTTCAGCACCTTTACCTTGTCTGGATTGTAGTCGAGGTAGTCATGCACCCGGTACCCACCGGGCACCGATTCCCACAATCCGACGGTCACCATGAGGTCGGGCCAGGCGAGGTCGGAGGCGTCAAACCCGCTCATGCCGGATGTTACAGCCGGCGTTACAACGCGCCCGTCCGGGAGCGTGAAGTCCGACAGGATCGAGGCGACGAGCTGCCCGGTGGTGGAGTAGGAGAGAAAGCCGTCCGTGAGGTAGCGCGCGCAGTAGCAGATCGCCGCGGTTTGCAGGGCCAAGCCAAAGCACCCGAGTCCGCGGACCTTCGGGTGGTCAGGGAACTGGTCATCCAGACGAGCCCACGTCATCCGGTCACCTCCCGACAGAGGCGGCCGGGGGCTGGAGTGTCGGCCCCAGCCCCCAGCCTAGGGGCACTGCGTGCGCCAGGGAGAAGTCCGGCGCCTACCCCACCTTAGCATGATTCGCCCACCGCGCCTTGGCCGCCTTGCGGGCCTTGGCCACGCGCTGGGCCTTCGTCAGCTTCGCCCCCGCCAGCTTGCCCAGCGCGACGGCGAGCGGGTTCTTGTCCTCGGCCATGACCTGAGTATATACTCCGAGCGTGCCCCCGGGGGCAACAAACTTTTTCCTTGACTGCTACCGGTAGCATGCTAGAGTGAGGGGCAAGGAGGAACACACACCATGGCAGAGTACTGGAGCAGCGTCGCGTTTCAGTTGGAACACGGCTACAACATGGACCTGCGGGCGCGGGTGGCGCTGCAAATGCTGGAACGGCACGGGTTGGTGGCGGGCCATGTCGTGCGGGAAGATGGGAGCCAGCGCGCGATTACGGATTTGCAGCCGCTGGACGTGACGATCAGTCGGATTTTCGATCTGGCCGCCGCGTATGTCGCCGAAGCCGAGCAGCGCGGCTTGCTGAAAATGCCGGAGCAGAGCCCCGATCAGTTGGCGGTGGAGCACGGGCGCATCGTCGGCGTCCAGGAGGACGCTCGCTTCACGGCCAAGACGGCGACACTGCGGAAGTGAAGACGATCTGCCCCGGCTGGTACGCCGACCGCGTCAAGACGGTGAAGGTGCATGACGCCCCGCTCGTGCTGTGGGACGATGGCGAGCCCGGGCCGCCCACTACCACGATCTGCCCGGCGTGCAAGGACGCGTTTCTGGCCTTGCTACCGCCCAAGGAGCCCGCATGATCCCCGTGAGCGTGCTCGTGCTCGCGTGTCTGTTCAGCTTCCTGGTGGGCATGATCCTGATGTCGATCCTGGCTATGGTGCAGCGATGATCGCCAGCTACCAGCGCGTCATGCAGGAATGGAGGAAGCAGCACATGGTCTGCGACCGCTGCCGCGAGGATCGGTACACGCTCTACAACCTGCACATGCTCGGCACCGAGGAGCGGGCGTGCGTGAATTGCCTGACGAATGACGAGTACGACTTCGTGACCTCAGACCGATGGCCCCAGGAGCGGGAGGAGTACGAGCTATGAGCACCGAGGTGGTAGCGACGAACAATGCGGTGATGCTGGAGCGCGTGGTGCTCGGCGGCGACCTGAGCAAGCTCTCGTCGCAGGAGCGGATGCTGTACTACCGCGAGCTGTGCCAAAGCCTCAAACTGAACCCGCTGACGCAGCCGTTTCAGTACTTGAACCTCAGCGGTCGCCTCGTGCTCTACGCGCGCAAGGACGCCACCGAGCAGCTCCGCAAGCAGCACGGCGTGAGCATCACGAAGCTCGAGGCCACCACCACCGAGGGCGTGTACGTGGTGACCGCCTACGCCAAGGATGCGAGCGGGCGCGAGGATGTGGCCACGGGGGCCGTCGCCATCGAGAACCTGAAGGGCGAGAGCAAGGCCAACGCCTTGCTCAAAGCGGAGACGAAGGCAAAACGTCGCGTGACCCTCTCGCTGTGCGGGCTCGGGATGCTGGACGAAACGGAAGTGGAGACGATCCCCGGAGCGCAAGTGATTGCGATGGACGATACGCCCCCGCCCATCCACGAGCGTATCCCGCCAGCCGTACAGGAGATCCTTGACCAAGCCGGCGTGGACGACGGGTTGAACGAGGAGCGCGAGGAAAAGATCGCGGTGCTGGAGTCCATCGCCAAGGGCTACGGGATGCTCAAGATGAGCCCCCAGATGCAGCAAGTCCTGTGGAAGAAGCACACGGCGAGCGAGGTGTTCATGGACCCCGATACAGTGACGCTGGACGCGCTCAACGCCTTGCTGGGCGAGCTGCGAAGCCTCCACCGGGCGGCGGAAGCGAGGAAGCGATGAGCAAGGCAAGCAAGTGGGCACAGACGGTCAACGCCCAGCGACCGATGCTTGATCTCGGTGGCGAGCTACTCGCCACGGTTGATGAGACGGGAGCCCTGGAGATTCGGTCCCGGACCGCCAGTACGTGCGGCACCGTGCACCTCTACCGATTCAGTCCCGCGAAAGCTCCGATCCTCGCCCGGTGGATCCTCGACACTTTCGGAGACGTGTCATGAAATTCCAACCCGGCTACCTCTGCCATGCCCCTGCCGAGTACATCGTCGGTCAGCGCCCGAGCGACGGCGTGCGCCAGGCCGAGGATCTGAGTTCGGGCGCGGTGCAAGACTTCCTGCTGCGGCACCCGGAGGTGCAGACCACGCCCAAGATCGCGCGGTGCCTCGCCTTCATCGAGACGTTTGCGCCATGACCGATGGGTAAGCTCATCCTCGACCTGTGCGCGGGCAGCGGGGCGTGGAGCGAGCCGTATCGCCTGGGCGTGCTACCCACCGAGGGCTCGAAGATGCACCGCCTGTCGTCCAGCCAGGCCGCGCAGCGGGCCATCACGCCGCCAGGCTTCGCCCGTGCGTTCTTCGAGGCGAATCCGTGAGCGTCACGCTCCAACTCTTCTGCCCCGGCCGGCTACGGAACCCGCTGAACGCGAGCGGCTGGTCCCACTGGCAGCGCATGAAGTGGGCGAGCGAGTGGAAGCACACGGTGCGCCTCGTGTGGCTGGAAGCTGGAAGGCCCCAGCACGACGGCCCCGCCGCGATTACTTTCACGGGCTATGTGGCGCGGCGCTTCGATGACGATGGTTTCCCCGCGTGCTGCAAGCCGCTGCGCGACGAGGCGGTGCGCCTGATCTGCGGCACCGACGACGGGCCGAATTGCGGGCACACCTTCGCCTATCGGCAGATCGTCAAGCCAGAGTATCGCGGGTGTCTGATCGAGGTGGCCCCGCGTGGATAGCGTGCGCGCGTTCGCAGAACCTTTTACGCATTTCATTGTAGACAACTTTCTCCCCGCTGAGATGGCCGAGGCCGCGCACGGGCATTTCTTCGATGGCACGGGGCCGTGGATTCGCCGGCACCACCTCTACTCGCGCCACAAGGCCACGCGCACCGAGGGATTGCACCCGAGCGTCGAGGCGGCGCTGCGCTACTGCGAGTCGCCCATCCTGTGCGCCACGATGGAGCAGTTGACCCACGTACGCCCGCTGGTGAGCGACGGCCTGCGCTTCGGCGGGGGCCAGCATGTGATCTACCAGACGGGCCTGCTCGGGATGCACGCCGACTTCACGCACCACCCCACGAGCGGGGCGCGTCGCGCGGTGAACCTGCTGCTCTACCTCAACAAGCAAGCCGCAGTGGGCGCCAACTGTGGCGAGTTGGAGCTGTGGGCCCCCGACATGCGTGCCAGGGTGGTGAGCATCGCGCCCGTGTTCAATCGCGCGGTGATCTTTCTCACGAGCCCCACGTCGTGGCACGGCCACCCGGACCCGCTGCTGATCGGGGCGCCGCGTAAGTCCTTGGCGGTCTACTACTACACCTTGGCGTCGGAGACCGATGCGCGGCTGGTGACGACGGACTACCGGCCCCGGCCGCAAGACCACTACCTGCGCGTGCGCCGCTGGCTGGCGCGGAGGCTCAAGGGATGAAGGTCGTCGCGCTCGTCCTCGGCTTTCTCCTCTTCGCCCCCGTGATCCTGTGGATCGTGGTGTCGGAGTGGGCGCGGTACTTGCTGCGCGGCCCGCTGGTGACGATGCCGCCGCCGGTCACGCTGCCGCCGGACTTCCCCACGTGGGCGGCCACCATGGAGCGGGGGCGGCAGGCGCAGGCGCATGAAGAAAACTAAGCCGAAGGTGAAGCCGCACGTGTTCCTGCTGTACGCCTGCAATAGCGACAAGTGCACGGTGTGCGGGAAACGGGTGGAGCACCCGATCCACATTCCCTATGCGGGTCGCTAGGCTCGCGTATCTCCTCGCGCAGCACCCGGTGCACGGCCACCGCGCGCTGGTGCGCCGGGGGCTCGCGCTCGGCTGGATCGACGCCTTCCGCCCGTTCTGGGACACGGTGCGCCCGCCGTCGCTGCCGATCAGCGACTACGCGAGCTTCACCTGGCTGGAGTACCACTTCACGCAGCTGGCGCGCGCCACGCACCCGATGGGCGACCACTTCGAGGATCTGGATTGGCAGTACGCGCGCCTGCTTTCGTACGTGAAACGCAGAGAAATGCACCCGCTGCGGATGCTCACCGCAGCGTGGCACCTACGCCGCTGCGCCATCGTGCTGGAGTACGGGGCCGGTGCGGCCCCCTACGCCTATCTCGTGCAGCGCCTCGGCTTGCGCCAGACCGTCTACCTCGCCGACCTGCCGGGGCTCCTGCAGGACTACTGCCGGTGGCAATTCTGCGCGCCGCAGTTCCGCGTGTTCGATGCCGCCCAGGCGTTCCAGCACTGCGGGGATCGCGCGTACAGCCAGCACTACGGCGTGGGCGGCATCGTGGCGACTGAGGTATTCGAGCACCTGGAGCGGCCCGACCTCACCGCCAAGCAGATGGTCAATGCCGCGCCGCTGGTGTGCTTCGATTACGTCACGGCCACGAGCCTCAATGAGGATGCGCGGCGGTGGCTGACGCTCGGCGTGTTCAAGCAGCACGGCACTCTGACCGGCCCCGACGCGCGGGGGCTGTACGTATGGCGCCGACGCTGAGACGCCTGCTGTGGCCCTGGCTGCTCCTGTGGGATGTGCTCGTGGTGGCCGTCCCGATGATGGGTGAACGAGAGACCTGGAGGCTCCTATGCGCTGGTTGGTGGTCATCGCGGCGAGCGGCAGGGACGACGATCTGGTCGCGCTGGCGGAAGCGAGTGTGCGGCGCGAGGTGCCGGACGCCGATGTGCTGATCCTGCGCGGGGCCACCAGCCACGGGGCCAAGCTTGACCGGGGGCGCAGCTACTGCGTGCAGTACGACGTGGCGGTGACGCTCGATAGCGATGTGGTGGTGTGGTCCGGGTGGCGTTCATGGATTGAACAGACACTCAAGGAGCCTGACGTGGTGGCCTGTGGCGCGCCGCGAGTGGACGACAGTTGGGGGCTCCACCCCTCCATGCTCGCGCTCAAAGGCGACCTCTACGCGAAGTCGCCCTCTTGGCAGCCAAGTGCCATCGGGGACACCGGCGTGGCGGTGTGTCACTGGCTGGAGGGACAGGGGAAACTCCTGGCCGCCGACTCGCAACTGGCCTACGAGGGGTGGTGGCGGTTTGTCACGCCCGGGGATGAGCCGGGCTCGGTGGTGGGCTGGCAAGAGGGTGTGGGCCAAGTGCGCCCGCGCTGGTGGCACCTCGGCAGCGGCAGCAGCAGCCGGTGGACGTGGCGCTGCCTGGTGGACCGCGAGGCATGGGGCCGGTGGCGGCGGCGCAAGGCGTTCGTGCGGGCGGCCCGTGAGCGCCTGGCGCAGTGATCGGTCCGTGGCTCGTCCTCGCGGTCATTGTGGCCGTCACCCTGGCCGTAAATGATCAAATTACTAGGCAATCCTTTTGGCAACTGAGAGATCGATGGATCTGGCTGTCGGCCTGGCTCGCCTGCGCGCTCCTCACGCTCCACGACTGGCCCCTCGGCGCCGCGTGGGCGAGCGTCATCGTGCGCTGGCACGCCCACGAGAACACGCCCCCGCGCCAGCCGCACCAGCTCCTCGAGTCCCTGGTCGTCTGGGTCGCCATCCTCGGGTGGTATCTCCTGGTGCAGTCGCTGCCCCCCCAGGCCGTCGCCTGGCTCCCCGCGCTCTTCACCGGGTGCATGGTGTTCCACAGCGCCGCCGTGGTGGGCGACTGGCACTGGCGGGCCGGGCACAACCCCTACTTCACCCGGGGCTGGGCCGGGCAGCGGCAGTTGAGCGCCGCGCTCCTGGCCATGCTGGTGCCCTTCGCCTGGTCGCTCCACCCCCTGTGGGCGCTGCTGGCCCTGCCGGGGCTGTTTCTGCTGGACTCCTGGCTCGCGTGGCTCGCCCTGGTGGCCGCCGCGGGCATGTGGCAGCCTTGGACCCTCGCAGGCACCCTTCCGTTGATCCTGGGGGCCGTGGCGTTCCTCTGGAGCCCCCGCCGGCGCAACCTGTGGGACAAGAACCCCCGGGGCACCAGCCTGGATGGCCCCCTCCAGCGGGTCTACACCAACGCGCTCATGCTGGTCCTGTGGATCCGCTCGGGGGCCTGGGTGGCTGGCCGGGGGCCGGATGCCTCGCTCAACGACATCGTGCGGGCCATGTATCGCTACTTCCCGCACGCCCCCGACCGCATCATCTCGGGGCACGTGCACAACGAGTACGTGGAGTGGGCCTATGAGGGTGGTGCGTTGGCTATTTTGGCGATGTGTGGGCTGGCTTATCGTGTGGGTGCTGGCCTACACACTCTGGACCCATGGTCTGCTAGCGCCCTTGCCGGAGCTGTTCTCGCGGGGGGCACCGTGAGCACCAAGTCGGCGTCCACGGGGCTCGTGTTCCTCACCATCTTGGCCGTGGTGGCCGGACGATGAAGTGCCACCTCTGCCTCCACCGCTCGTACCAGAAGGGGCGCTACCGACTCTGCCCGACGCACCGGGCCCTCGCGCGACGATGGCGCGCGCAGCGCAAGCATTGCGGCCTGTGCGAGCGCTGCTCGGATCGGGCAGCACCGGGGCACACGAAGTGTGCGGGATGCCTCGCGGATATGCGGTATCTCTGGCATGTACGCTATAAAGACCGGCGCATGATACGATCCCCGCGTGTGGCGACGGCTCGACTCGGCCTGTCTCGCGGTGGGGCGGTGGATCGGGCGCACCCCGCCCGCCCGGTGGACGACCGCGAAGCTCAACCTGCTCGCCCCGGACGTGCGCAGCCAGATCCTGATCATCGTGCAGGCCGACGGCAACGTGAGCGTGGCCTACGACCACCCGCGCAGCGGGGACGACGTGGTGCAGCTGATCCAGGGCATCGGCACCAGCCTCCAGATCGTCGCCAACCGACACAACGTGCCCCTGGCGGTGCAGCAGGCCGATGGCAGCCAAATTCCGCTCACCGGGGCGGGCCTGCCCCCAGCGGTCGCATCCCGGTAGTCGGGCCGCCGCCACACTGGCAGTGGTTCCCCAAGGGGCCTGGCCCGTTCAATCGGTATTACTGGTTCAAGGCGTGGTGGTCGATGCGCGCAGAGGAGTTGTGGGACCAGCACTTCGATCACGGCCCCCGGCCCGCTCCGTTCGTCTACTTTAGCCGGCGGATGGCCCGGCACATCGACGGCCGTTGCTATCCTTGGGGCATCGTCATGTCACAGCAAGCGTTCGCCGCGGTGCGGCGGAAGCGCCGCGTGAAGTGGGCCGAGGGCCTGCTCCTCCACGAGTTGCTGCACTGGGCCGGGTACTCGCACCGGCCCCCGTTCCCGGCGCTCGCGCGCCTGCTGGGGACGTACTGATGGCCGAGCGCAAGTACCGCCCGATCCCGTGGTCCGTCACCCACCCCTACTGCGTGTCCTGCGGGCAGGAGTCGCGCATCTGGTGGTGTCTCTCCTGCCAAGAATCGGTCATCCACGCCGCCGCCATTCAGGCGATCAGCGAGTGGCGCGCCCAGAACCCGTGGGTGCAGCGCCGATGCTGATTCACGACGTGCGCCTGAACTGTGCCGGGGTCGATCTCGTCCCGGGCACCGTCCTCACCGATATCAGCTGCCGCGGCGAGGGGCTGTGGCTCGATGCCGTCGTGAGCGGCTTCCCCGTGGCCACGCCCCCCGTGCTGCGCTTCAGCCTCACCCTCGACGGCACGCTGGCCGGGGAGGCCACGCGCGCGCTGC